TGCCATGATTTTTTCCTCTCGAAAATTTAAATTATATGCGGGTCCATAATACGAAGTTTGTCAATTACTGTTATTTATAATATTTAAATATCTGGTAAATATTCAATAGCCCATTGCCTGCCTTCACGCTCTTCTTCATTAGGAATTGAAGATAGGCCGTCATCTATATAACCAAATGGTGGGAGATCGTCTTCTATTTCTTTCATTTTATGTTTAAACATCATTTCTTTTAAGTTAATATCCGTCATATCTGTAAAATATTGTGTAGAGATAAAATATCCTAACATAACAAAATTCATGACTAAGTCGTCATGATTACCAGTTGATGCTTCATATGATACACCTTTTGCAACAAACGTAGATATTTCTAATATAGTATCATCATCGCATATTTCTAGCTTATTATTTTCTAATATATCTTTAAATGACGAACAACCAAGTCTTTTTACTTTACGAGTCATTTCAATTCCAAGAGCATTTGCTTTAATAGCAGACTCAACATGCATATTCTCATATTCTAGATCATGGTAAAGACCATTTGTCACAAGAGACCCTTGATCATTTGACTCAATTACTACATATGCTTTGTTATAGGAATTCGCCCACTTATATATAATATTAGGGAAGAGTAATGGAGAGATAAGATTGTTGCGATAAACAGCAACCTGTTTAAAGGGTCTAGAGCTAATATCGATCAAATTAAATGTAGAATAATCCTGTCCTCTTCCTTTCGAAACATCTACTAGCATGATATATTCATGCTCATCATTAGTCTCTTCGTATATTTTAAGGTCACCGCCTTCTAAATAGCGGATAGGATTTTTTGCTCGAAGATTTAACAAAGTTTCGGCATTAATTAATGTATCACCGGTACCGAAAAATGTATTACCAAACTCTTGGTCAAATTGTAGCTGAGACGTATTTGCTACTGTCTGGATTTTCCAGTTCTCGTCACGTCCAGGCACATCCCACCAATCAACGCGAAAAGGTTTAAACTCGTTTATGCCTTGAGAAGCACCTTCCCAAATTTTATGAAATACATTACCAATACCATTCGCAGTAGATGTAATAATAATTTTAGTATTTGTACCAGATGAGATAACCGGATATGTCGACGTATAAAACTCAGCAGCATTTTCCACAAACGCAAACTCGTCTAAATACAATAACGACACAGACATACCTCGAATCGAGGAACCTGACGTTGCTGCCGCAACAATCCGCGAATTGTTTGAAAACTCAATCGAACCTTTGTTCAAAGCCTTACAGCCGGGCTGTAAGAAGAAAGGTAAATTTTCTAGCATAAGAGATATGCGTCCAAGCATTTCTCGAGCTGTCGCACCTTTATTGGCCATTACCGCAACAGTTTTTTCTGTATGAAACAGTGCATACCAAAGTAGATATGCAACAGAAGATATAGATTTACCAGACTGTCGACATGCTAATACTATATTAAAACGATTTGCGTCAAACGCGCTAAACATTTTTTCTTGATAAGGATATAATTCAAAAGGAACTAATCCCTCATCAAGAGATATAATCTTACAATAAGTTGTGGCAAAGTGTGACGGATCTTTCATACAACGAGCGTACTCAAGAACTTCTTCATTTGTCCATTGAGTAACTATTCCGTCTCGTTTTACATTAGGATTACCTAAGTATGTGTCAGTCTTTTGGAGTAACATCAATCATTTCATCTTGTAGCATGCGCTGTAAATCTGCGGTAGATCCAACAAAAACGTTATTGGTTGTTTGCCCTTGAGGCAAAGCCTTTTGTTCTTTTTGTTCAAAGTCTTTTTTCTTCTTATGCATATCCATAAGATTGCCATTAATATCTGATATGTTTTTCATCATATTAGATAAAACTTCAAAGGCACGAGGATGTTCAGTTGCTCTTGCAACCTCCATCATCTCTTCCATTGACTCAGATCCTTTTGCTAACAGATCATGATATATCTGTCGAGCATACTCAAAGTCATTATTAGCTGTGTTTGAATCCATCATAACGCACTGTCAATTCCTAATATATCTGTGTTAAATCCAAAGTCACTATCCGGACTTGCACTAGCCGGATTAGGTGTTACTGTTATTCTTTCTAAAGGAATGTCTGAATCATTTAGTCCAGCACCTTGATTCAATACATCTGTAATAGCAGAACGTATAATACCGCTAGTTGTTACTGGTCCGTGGAAGATAACATGCATGTCAAAATCCATAGTATAAACAATAGTACGACGTGATTCCATACTACCTTCGTATTCATCGCTTAATACAACACCAGTCAATATAATAGGTACATCCTCTTTTATTGTATCAAAATCATCAAACGGTTGAATTGTTAATGTATATTGTGGATTAAAATATGGTATAACCTGCTCTACTATTTGCAATGCATCGTCTTGATTTTTAGCATATGCGCTTAACTGAAAGCTTAGAATATATGGAACACCTTGTTGTATTTTATTTCTAGACAAAATAGAACCAGGTACAGGTTGAATTGTTTTGTTTACCTTTGGCAGCTGTCTTGCCGGATCGTATGATATATTTGTAATTTCAAAAGAAAGTCTAGGAAGTTTAATAGCAACTTTAGTATCGGTTTGAAGATCAGGAAATTCTCTAATTCTATCTAAGAATTTAGATCTTGGACCATATGATAATGGTACTTTTACTGTGCTAATAACTCCACCGCTCGAATCTTTACGAAGAACATATATGTCATTAAACATAGCGCCGAATGTGGCAACCGCTTTACGTATACGTTGATGATAATAATAATTGCCAAACATTATTCAGGATCTCCAAATGGATTAGTTTCACTAAAGTCTATAAAATCCAATCCGTCAAAATCATTATTTTGCTCATTTGCGCTTAGTTGGTTGTCTTCGGTGAATGATGAAATTGTACCGCTAGCATTTGATTCTTGACCAGTAATTACTCTACCTGTTGATGGTAAATGAAACTTACCATCATTTCCACCTAGATGTATAACAGAAAGAGTATTAATATCTGATACCCATTTAGATACTTCAGCACCTAATATTGTACCATCTAATAGAGTCTGCTCAACACGCTCACCTACTTCAAATGTACCAGATATTCCTGATAACACCATATCAAATTCGTAAGCATTGTTTTGTTCTATTCCGTCAATCGATGCTACATCAGTATCAAGATCTTCGCCAGAATATTCAAATAGCTGACAACGCATTTTAAATGTTGGCAAATTAGATAGCTGATAGAATGGCTGTTCGTGTTCAACGTGCATGACTTCAAATAAAGAGTTAGACAATGGAAGGAATATTAGATCTCCCTCTCTTGGTCTTGCACCTTCTATTTGGTTATCAACGCGACCAACCGTAGTATTCCAACGTTTGCGAGCGACGATAAAAGTAGCTTCATCTCGTATCTCAACACCGAACTTAGAGAATAAATCTCCTTCTCCTTCGAATCCTTCTGTGTTTTCAATGTACATCTCAATCTTGTAAGAGTTGCTAAATTTAGATGGAACATCTTCTCCAAATACCCTATTTTCATTTACAATAGTTCGCGGAAGATAATAGACATCTTGTCCGAACATCTTTAACGATTCTATAATAATATTCTCATATAGATTTTGCTCTGATCGAACTTTATCAGAGAAGTATATATTGCGCGCCATATTAACCTACAAAAAAGTTAGGGGGAAGTTCATGTTCTAATCTAATTCGTTCTCTGAGTTGTGTTATTTCTCCTAATGCATCTTCAAATATTTGCCGACCATTTAATGTAACACCGCCTGGCAATTGCATTCCTTCAAACTTAATTAGGTTTGCACCCCATTGTTGTTTAATAAGAGCAGTTCCGTATTCCTTTAACCACATATCATCATACACGCTTGTGAAAGTATCTGGATCTACTATTTGATATATCTCCGCAACCACGAAATCTCCTACTTTTATTTCTTTTTCAGCAAAAGAACCATGTATATAAAGTCTATCTTGTCGTCTAGCAAATTCTACTTGCGGATGTCCATTTAACTTCATATCTAATAGAGATAGATATTGCTGTAATTGTTCGTAGTAAGCCAAGTCACCTGCAAAGTTTTGCATATCAGCAATATCATTTAACATCAATTGATATTTTATATCAAAGAAATTACGTGAAGATCCAAATGAAGAATTAATGGGTAATAATCTAGATACATATATAATATCAGATGAGATAGGAATGTAACCATTATCTACATCAGTCTGAGTTACCTGGTGCTTAAGATAAGTTTTAATGGTTGCATCTGAATGAAATTCTTGATACACTTGCAGGGCATCATCTACACGTTCTTCTAGCTGATCGTCATCCACGTTTATTTCAATAACTGGATCGCCAAGTCTACGAAGACAATAATCGATGAATCCTTGTCTTGATGCTGGAGCTGCCATATTAAGTCCTTTTAAAGAATTTGTATCTATTTATATAATAAAGGTTTACAATATTTATGAAGTATGGTATAATACAATAATGAAAGGAGCTATATGACACAACTTGAAGGATTTATAGAAAAAGGTTGGGGCCATGAGTTTATCTGGGCAACTAATGACAAGTACTGTGGAAAGTTTTTGCAGTTTAATAAAGGTGCAAAGTTTTCTATGCACTTTCATAAAGACAAAGATGAGACCTGGTATGTGATGAGTGGTGTGTTTGATGTACTGGTTATCAATACAGTAGATGCATCTGTTGAACGTAAAAGATTAGAAGCAGGTGGAGTTCACAGAAACGAGCCTTTAGTTCCTCATCAAGTTATCTGTATTGAAGAGGGTACATTATTAGAGGTATCTACACCAGATTCAGTTGAAGATAATTATAGAGTCTCTATGGGCGACTCTCAAAGAGAAAAGAAACGTAAAGCATGATAACTTGGGGTATGTCAAAGAATGGACATGATTGGGCCATTGCTATATTTAAGGATAAAGAACTTATCAGGATTGTATCTGGTAAAGGGCGTAAGCATACACTGAAAAATGTTAGAGATGCCAAACAAGAAGGCGAACCAGATTTAGTCGTATGGTACGAAAATCCATATCTTAAAGCTATTAGACAATTTTTAGCCGGACAAAAGAAACCGTTTCGCAGAAATAATATTACTCGTTATTTACGTGATATACAAATTAATTGTAAATGGACTTATGTTGGCCATCATGAATCACATGCTGCAGCTTTTTATAAAAGCGGATTTCAAGATGCAACAGTAGTTGTCTTTGATAGTATAGGAGAGTTTGATTGTACTACGATATGGAAAGCAGAGAACGGTAAACTTAAAAAGCTAAAGTCTTCAAAATATCCTCATAGCCTAGGATTATTTTATTCTGCTATGACAGATCGTGTAGGATTAAAGCCGCAGCAAGATGAAGCAAAGTTTGAAGAACTGTCACATTCATTTACACCATTTTCTTTACTAAGAACCCATATTGAAATCGATATAATAAAAAAATGGGAACCTATGCCTAAATTTAAAATAAACTTTCATCGTGGTGCACGAGGAATGTGGTGGGGTAAAGGTAATAAAGAGATAGCAAGTGCAACAAGAGGAATATTTGAGCAGTGTGTAACTTACATATTAAGATATGCAAGGGAAATTACAACTAGTAAAAATCTAGTTATAAGCGGAGGCGTTGCTTTTAACAAGTCAATGCCAAAGCTTGTTGGTAAAACATGGGATAACTTATACATTCCGCCAAACCCAAGTGACACTGGTTCAGCAGAAGGAGCAGTGTTAGCTTATCTCAGGAAATAAGCATTCGTCTATATATTTCCTAACCACATCAGGAGCCACACCCATATTTTCCATTACTCTTGGAGTATGTGGATTCTTCTTCTGATTGATTGCATACCAATTATGTTTATGAGTGTAATTTGTTTTTGTACTCAGTCCTATGTTATGCACAAAGTATTCTAAATTATTGACAGCAAGATCTAATAGCTCTTGTAGTTCGTCAGGGTCTCTAACATTGCCAGCTGAAACCATAGAACCACTGAATATAGCCTTTGCCCAATCAGGCAATTCTCTCTTCTTTGATGGAATAAAACTGTGTACATTCTCTTTAAACTGTGATAATACATGACTATCAGGATCAATAGGACTAAAGTCGTGAAAGGCTCCGGTTACTTTCTTTGGTCCAGCAATAATATCGAAACCGTAAATCGGTGCAGGATCGTTAACATGTGGATAGACGCACAGATGCATCATCCATAGTTTTCGATCTTCGCGCGCATCAATGATGTCTAAGTCTGCTCTTCGCCAAATGTCAGGAGAATAGTATGTA